TAGGTCTTGGAACAGGTAACAAACAAGAGCAGATGACTATGATTGCTATGGTTTTAGGTAAGCAAGAAGAAATCCTAAAGACAATCGGAGTTAATAACCCATTGGTAGACCTAGCCCAGTATCGCAATACTTTGGGTAGATTTATCGAGTCTGCTGGCTTTAAAGACTCAAGCGAGTTCTTCAAAGAGATTAGCCCAGAGCAGTTGCAACAGATTGCTCAACCACAGGAACAGCAACAAGATCCACAGGTTCAGGCTTATATGGCTCAAGTTCAGGCTCAAATCCAAGCTGACCAGATGAAGGCTCAAGCAGAGATGCAATTGGCTAGAGAGAAGGCAGCAGCTCAGATGCAGTTAGAGCGAGAGAAGTTTGAACAACAGATGGCTCTGAAGCAACAAGAGTTTGAATATGAAGCCCAATTAAAAGCTATGCAAATTGGTGCTAAGTTAAGTCCAACAGCTAATATACCGAATGTCCTATGAACAAAGCTGAAAGAGCAAACACCTATTTAACAGATGAGTTTTTCATGGAGCTTGTGGAAAACCAAAAACTGTTGTATAAAAACAACATATTTAATAGTGCAGAGAATGATTTTGATTTCAGAGAGAAATCTTTAGTCAAACTCAGAGCTATTGAAGAATTTGAGGCATCAATCCAAGCTATCGCAGATGATAAGCAGATTAATGCTAAGAAATGGAAGATTTTTTAACTACCCTAAAAGGTAAATACAATGAGTGAAAACACCAATCCTGAGTCAGGAAGTGTAACTGTAAGTCAAGCAGCTAATGCGTTTTTGTCTTTGATGGACTCACCAACTGAGGAAGCGAAAGCTCAACCAGAGGAAGGCTATCAAGCTCAAGCAGAAGAAGAATCAGAGCAATCTGAAGAAGAATCTGGTGAGCAAGAGGACTACACAGATGAAAGCGCAGAAGAAACTGAGTACCAAGAAGAAGAAACCGAAGAACCACAGCGATTCAAAGTCAAGGTAGACAATGAAGAACTAGAGGTCACCTTAGAGGAGCTTCAACAAGGTTACAGTCGCACAAAAGACTATACAAAGAAAACTCAGGCTTTAGCTGAGACTCGCAAGGCTGTTGAAGCCGAGAAAGCGAAGATCGAAGAAGCCAAACAGTTGCGAGATACTTATGCTCAAAGACTAGAAGTTATCGAGAAGTTACTTGCCCAAGATCAAGGCGAGGAAAACTTAGCAGAACTAAGGGACTCAGATCCTATTGGTTATGCGATTAAGATAGCTGAAAGGTCAGAGAAAGAGAAGCAACTGCAAGCAGTTCGAGCTGAAAAACAGAAGATTGCTCAACAGCAAGAATCTGACAGACAGCAAGCTCTGCAAAGTCATTTGCAACAAGAAGCAGTAAAGCTGAGAGAGATGATTCCTGAGTTTAAGGATGAAGCCAAAGCCGAGATAGCTAGGAAAGATATTCGAACCTATGCCAAATCTGTCGGTTTTAGTGATGAAGAATTAAGCCAAGTGTATGACTCTCGAGCAGTTAAGACTCTCTACAATGCAATGATGTATGAAAAACTAATGAAGGGTAAGACTGATGCTGTAAAGAAAGTGCAGTCTGCTCCTAAAGTATTGAAGGCTGGAAATGGCGGTCAGGTAAATGCTGAGAATGATGCAACTAAGAGACAGATGCAGAAACTCAAGCAAACTGGCAAGAAGTCAGATGCAGCTAAACTTTTTGAAAAATTTATTTAAAGGAAATTTGAAATGCCTACATTTACAAGATACGATGCCGTTGGCGCTCGTGAAGATCTAAGCAATGTTATTTATAACATCAGCCCACAAGACACACCTATTATGTCATCTATTGGTAAGACATCAGCTAAAGCTGTTTACCATGAGTGGCAGACTGATGCTTTGGCATCTGTAAACACAAGCAATGCATTAGTTGAAGGTGCTGATGCTACTGCTGCAACTTTGTCAGCTACAACTCGTATCGGTAACTACACACAGATCGTTGGTAAGACTGTGCAAGTTTCTGGTACTTTGGAAGCTGTAGATAAGGCTGGTCGTAAGTCTGAGAAGGCTTATCAGTTAGCCAAGGCTTCTGCTGAATTGAAGCGAGACATCGAAGGCATCATCACAGCTAACCAAGGTCAGTCTGCTGGTTCAAGCTCTGCTGCTCGTGTTATGGGTTCATTGTTGTCATATATCAAGACAAACACAAACAAAGGTTCTGGTACAACTGCTGGTGCAGACCCTACAACTATCGGTGTATCTACTCGTACAGATGGTACAACTCGTACTTTCCAAGAGTCTATGCTTAAGGATGTAGTTGCTAAAGTGTTTACTTCAGGCGGTACACCTTCAGTATTGATGGTTTCTCCAGCATTGAAGCAAGTTGTTTCTTCATTCACAGGTTTGGCACAACACCGTTACAACAGCACTACTGCTGGTGAAATCACTATCCTAGCTGGTGCTGACCTTTACCAGTCAGACTTTGGTGTAATCAGCATTGTTCCTAACCGTTTCATGCGTACTCGTGATGCTTTGGTACTTGATCCTGAATATGCAGCATTAGCATATTTGCGCCCATTCCAAACTATCGACTTGGCTAAATCAGGTGACTCAGAAAAGACTCAGATCTTGGCTGAATTGACTCTTGAAGTTAAGAACGAAGCAGCTCATGGCGGTATCTTTGACTTGTCAGCAAGTTAATAAGTGAGTAGAATTGGGGGTGGGGAAACTCACCCTCATTTCTTGGAGATTTAATTGTCAAAATTACTAGGTGATTTTGGGGAAAATAAAACTGCTTACTCTGATGGAGAAGGCGGTATTATTATTGAAACTAAGCTAGATCTAACCGATTTTGCTGAAGCTACCAAGCAAGCATATAAAGATAATAGCGGTTCTAAAGGATGGGGAGACACTCCTTACGATCCTAAGAATCATATAGCTTGTATACCACCAGAGATTATTGGTGATTTAAACAAGAAAAATATTATGAAGGGCTATCAAGTCATTGATATGCCAGCACTAAAAAGATGGTTAAATGACCCTGATAACCGAGTATTTAGAACTCGAGGGGGTATTATTTAATGGCTACTATCGCAATCTGCATCCCAGCTAGAGGACAGATGGAAGTAGGAACAGCTTTCGACCTAGCTCGAATGGTCAATCATGTCGCAAGAAACACAGAACACCAAGTCAATCTGTATACCTCTATGGGTACTCTGATATTTGACCAAAGAAACAATATGGTCGAATCAGCCCTAGAAGAAGGCGCAGACTATGTCCTGTTTATTGATGCTGACATGAGATTCCCTAAAGATACTCTTGAGAGGCTACTGAGCCATGATAAGGGGATTATTGGGGTAAATGCAACAACTCGCTCTACACCAGTCAAAGCTACTGCTAAGAGACTAGAGATCGAGGAAAATGGCACTTGCAACTGGAAGCAAATATCTTCTAAGAACAAGACAGGAATAGAAAAGGCTGATGGCATTGGCTGTGGTGTTATGCTAATAAGTAAGCACACACTAACTTCTATTCCTAAACCTTGGTTCTTCTTTGAATTATTGCCTGAGAACAAGCTCTTAGGTGAGGATATTTACTTCTGTATCAAGGCAAAAGATGCAGGGATTGACACTTATATAGACCATGATTTGTCTCAAGAGATAGGTCATGTCGGAAATTATACTTATGGATGGCATGACATATTATGAGCTTTTCTAACTATTCAGCACTACAGACTACCATTGCTAGTTACTTAGGTCGCACAGATTTAACAGCAATGATTCCTACTTTCATTACTTTGGCTGAAGCTCGCTTACAGAGAGAGCTAAGAACTCGACAGATGCTAAAGTCTGCAACAGCTACTATGACAGGTGGGGATAACACAGTAGGACTGCCAACAGACTTCCTAGAGATGCGAGACCTATTTGTTCAAGGCAATCCAAGGATGCCTGTGAGCTATATGTCTCCTTCTGCTTTCACTCGCAATGCTAGAGCCACAGAATCAGGTAAGCCAGTCGATTACTCAGTTATTGGTGCAGAGATGAATTTTGCTCCTATTCCTGATGGTGCTTATGTCCTTGAGATGCTTTATTACTACAAGCCAGATGTCTTATCTAGCACAAA